ATCCTAAGACAGGTGCAGATCTTCCTTGTTTTGGAATGGATCTAATGAAGTTTAGTGAGAAGAAAGTCATTCTAGTGTTTGACTTCCAACATCCAAGAGAGAAATATCTATTCTCAGTTGATGGTCTTCCAAAGGATGATGGTAAGTATAGGTTCTTTGAAATGGGTAATCACTTCTCAGAAAACATATTCGTAAGGTATTGTAAACCTGATGAGGTTGATGAACACCTTCCAATGTTCAAGAAATACTTGACAGAATACAAAAAGATGGTAGAATTAAATGATCCACAAGGAGAAGACACTACTGTCTATGCTGACTTTGACAAGTACATGACCGAACTTGATCCTGTTAGAGGTTACTTAAAAGGTAAGTTTGGAGAAGAGAAGTCAGAATCCTTTGTAAATGATTTCCTATTTACCTATGGTTAATGCATGGAGTTTAGCAGCATCAGTACTTAATGGAACACTTGACGAGGACTATCCTATAGTGACTAATCATCAATTTAAATATCATGAGGAAGAGATCCTCAAAGACATAGAAGAATACATTTCTTCTACTTACAATGGACATTACACAGGTACACAACATGAGTATCGTAAAGTCCAAACAATAGACCTAATGGCATCTAGAGATCTTGCACCACATTTTTGTCAAGCAAATATCTTAAAATATGGCAGTAGGTATGGAAGTAAAGATGGTAAGAACAAGAAGGACTTGTTAAAAGTCATTCATTATGCTATGCTATTACTACACTTTGATAACCATTATGGTAAACCCTCCATGACTACTGGAGAGATTGACCAAACATTTGAACAGATCCCTTAATTATGAATCTAACTGACAAGACAATTAGAACTCTCCAAAATTTCTCACAGATTAACAATTCCATATATTTTAAGAGAGGAAATGTTATTAGTACAATTTCTGTGACTAACAACATCTTTGCTAAGGCAGAGATCAGTGAAGATTTTCCTATTCCATTTGCCATATATGATCTAAGAGGATTTCTAACTGGAGTATCTTTATTCGATACCCCTCAATTAGAATTTCCTAATGAATCATATATGATCATGAGAAGTGGTAAATCAAAGGTTAAGTATTTCTTTGCTGATCCTGATGTAATTGCTAAACCACCAGAAAAGGAGATACAATTACCTCAATATCAATTTAAGTTTAAACTTCCATTCGAGATACTAGAAAGATTGATTAAAGCATCTCGTGTATTTAATTTTCCAGATCTATGTTTAGAATCTGAAAATGGAACAGTATCAATAATTGGTAAGGATAGAAGTGATTCTACTTCAAATGCAATGTCACATGAGGTTGGTTCTTCTGAGATTCCATTTAAGTTTAACTTTAAGATAGAGAATATAAAAATGTTAACAGTAAATTATGATGTTGAGATAAGTCAGAAGGTTGCTCGTTTTATTAATGCAGATGAGAAACTAGAATATTTCATTGCATTAGAACCTGATTCAACATTTGGTTAATGTATAATCTAACAGAGGAAGAATGGGAATGTGTAAGGGTATGTGTAGCAAATGCACCCATACCTTATGACATTACTTTTAAGAAAATACCTGCTGATATCTTAGCAAAGATAGGAGAACCAACACCTCGTAAGGGTGAACCTCTGACAATACCTTACTATGATTTGACACCTTACGGAATTGAACCTTTAACATGAATGACTTTATTTGGGTCGAAAAGTATCGACCACACAAAATTGAAGATTGTATTTTACCTGAGAGTATTAAGAACTCATTTAGAGAGTTTCTTAAACAAGGTCAGGTAACTAATATGCTTTTACATGGTACAGCAGGTATCGGTAAAACAACTGTTGCTAGAGCATTATGTGAAGAACTAAAAGTTGATTACATTATCATTAATGGTTCTGATGAAGGACGTTATCTTGATACAGTTAGAAACAAGGTTGCTACCTTTGCTTCTACTGTATCTTTGTCTTCTGATTCACAACATAAAGTTGTTATAGTAGATGAAGCAGATAACACTAGCACTGATGTACAACTTGCATTAAGAGCAAACATAGAAAAGTTTCATGGTAACTGTAGATTTATATTCACATGCAACTATAAGAATAAGATTCTAGAACCATTACATTCTAGATGTACTGTGATAGATTTTACAATACCTTCTACTGATAAGAAGATGGTAGCATCTCAATTCTTTGAACGTCTTAAATTTATTCTTAAGGAAGAGGATATAGATTTTGATGAGAAGGTATTACCACAGTTGATACTTAAGTTCTTTCCTGATTGGAGAAGAACTCTTAATGAATGTCAACGATATGCTGTTGGGGGTATAATTGATAGTGGTATACTAGCAAGTTTAAGTGAGATTAAGTTTAGTCAATTAACTAGTTCTCTTAAAAAAGGAGAATTTACTACAGTTAAGAAGTGGGTTTCTAATAACTTAGATAATGAACCTTCTCATATATTCAGATCAATCTATGATAGTTTATATGCTTACCTAGTACCTGCATCTATCCCACAAGCAGTATTAATTATTGCTAAATTCCAATACCAATCAGCATTTGTTGCTGACCAAGAGATAAACTTACTTGCTGCTCTCACTGAAATTATGGTAGAGTGTGAGTTCAAATAGACCTAAATATTAATTCAACTACTGTTTCACTATGCCTGTATACCAAGATTACGAAATAAGAATCAATCTTAACGAATTGATAGAGCACAGAATTCCATGCTGTGACTTACTACATCCTGATCATTGTTTAACTGAGAAACAGGTAGCAGAGATCGCCCATGATATTCGTATGGACTTAGATCTACACGATATCTACCATCAGGTAGACCAACATATAATGAACTATATCAATGCAGCAGGTATTGATAATAGCGATCACTGGGTTGAGTCGCATTTACCAGATTTACATGAAGATTAGCGTAGTTGGTGCAGGTACAGCAGGTTGCTTTACTGCACTTCATTTTGCATGGTATCTTAGGAACTATCCTGAGCACGAAGTAGAACTAATATATAACCCAGAAATACCTCCAGAAGTGGTAGGACAAGCATCTCTATTGGATCCTCCAAGAATGCTGTGGTCTGCTACTTCTTTTAATTGGTATGATAATCCCATCCATGCTACCTTTAAGAGTGGTATATTATATGAAGGATGGGGTAAAAAGAAAGATAAGTTCTTTCATGATTTCCCTGCCAATAGTATGGCAATGCATTTCTGCCCATGGGAGATGCAAGAACATATATTAAAGTCAGGTCAATTCAAAGTAGTAGAGGATGATGTATCTCCATATGATGTTGACTCTACCTATGTCTTTGATTGTAGAGGAACACCAAAAGATTTAACTGATTATAATAATTTAACTAGTGCAGTTAATGCATGTATACTTGCTAGACCATTCTTCAAAACGGTCAATCAACATTGGACTAGATCAGTAGCAACACCAAATGGATGGGCATTTATAATTCCAACTTCAGAGAAGTCACCTGCTAGGGATGGATCTGTTGGTTATTTGTATAATGATAAGATAACTTCTAAAGAAGAAGCACAGAAGAATCTATTAGAAATGTTTGATGTTGAGGTAACTAAACATGTTACTTTCAATAGTTACGTTGCAAAGAATCCTATAGTAGATGGTAGGGTCTTTTTAAATGGTAATAGATTATATTTCTTAGAACCAATGGAAGCATCTTCTACACAAGGATACTTACAGTTTGCAAGAACTATATTTAATAATTACCTATCAGGTGAGAATCATGCTGATAAGATAAAGAAAGATATGCTTACCTATATTAAACGTAGTCAAGATTTTATCTTATGGCATTATAGACATGGTTCAAAGTATGATACACCTTTCTGGAAACATGCTGCTCAACTAGCATGGGAACCAGATGAAGCGTTTGATGAGTACCTTGAGTTCGCTATGTCTAACAGTAGAAATGATGCAGTACCTATTGCATATGGTGGTAATGGTATGGCACCATCTAAAACTACCTTTAGTAATGATGGGTATGCTCAGTGGTCTACATATGCCTTTAAGAACTGGGTAGACAACACCTCTAATTAATGCTATAATAAAGTATGACTTTTTTATCCTGTCCTCCTGTGTACACATTACCAGGCACATGGACTAAATGTAATGCTATTGTACCTCATTACAATGCTAATCCAAATGTTACCTTTGGTATATCAATCCTAGTAATCTTAGTGTTACTATCAGGTTATGGTATATACAGAGCATTCTTTAATAACGAAGGTCTTACCGATCAATGGGATGACCATGAGGACTAATGGACACACCAATTCATTACGATGGTGAGGTACTTCCTTTATCATGTTTCTTTGGAATAGATGATGAATTTCACCATGGAGAATGGGCACTATGTAACTCATCATACTCATTTGATAGCAGACCACCAGTTATGTGGGTTGGTCCTGAACAGAGTAGAGTAACTTACAAAGACAATCTCTGTTGGGGAATGAGATGGGAACATGATAAGCAACAGTTCCTACAAGCTGCTACTATTATCAAGATGAAGATACAAAAGCATATCAAGAAAGATATTCGCTTATGTAAGATTCATGTAAATGGTCAAACCTTTGGTCAGATCTCTACCTTTCATAAAGATTTCAAACAAGATTGGGTATGGACTTTTGTTCTCTTTACCAATATGGAATGGAATCAAGAATGGGGTGGAGAATTTATATGCTATAATGATGATAAGTATTATCATTATCCATATGTACCTAATAGAGGAGTTCTAATTCCATCTAACTGGCAACATAGAGGAGCATCCCCTAACAACTCTACTGACAAATTAAGAACCACTATTGGTTTTTCATATGTACAGGCAGATAAGTGGGATGAATTAATAGATTCATTAGCATCAACTAGTAAAACTAAATCAAGATTTTTATCATGAATAAACGAGATCGTGTGAGAGCACAAGTAAAATCCCGATGGTATTATGCATTCTGGGGAACTGCAACTGTAGCAGTAGTTGCAGGTCAAATCTATGTCGGCACATCTTATCGTGCTATGGCAAAGTCCATGAACAGATGGTTTGACACAGCAATAGAACAACTGATTGAAAATTATAATCCTAGAGGAATATATAAACCATTAATTCCCCCTCCATCTGGGGATTTTAATGACTATCCACCTGGCATTGTTTTCTTATCTAAATGAAGTACACCACACCTCTACGTTATCCTGGCGGTAAGTCGAGAGCACTTAAATTCCTTAAAACACATCTACCTTCAATAGAACAGTATAGAGAACCGTTCTTAGGTGGTGGTTCTATGGCAATTTATGTTACTCAGACGTATCCTAATGCCGAAGTATGGGTAAATGATCTTTATTATCCATTGTATGCCTTCTGGAAGACCCTCAGAGACCACGGACAGCAGTTGTGTGATGATCTAAGGGAATTAAAGACAGAACTCGGTGAGAATGTTGAGGCACATAGGGAAGCATTTGAAAATGCTAAGGATAAATTAGATAACGATCCCTATGAAGCAGGTTTTAATTTCTACGTAGCAAACAAATGTTCATTTAGTGGACTTACTGCTAACAGTTCTTTTAGTGAGCAAGCATCTAGGCAGAACTTTACCTTTAGAGGGATAGATAAACTTCCTGCTCTTGGTGAATTGATTAGAGGGTGGAGAATTACTAATAGGAATTATAGTGAAATGCTTTGGGGTAAAGATGCATTTGTATTTTTAGATCCTCCATATGCCATTAAAGATAATTTGTATGGTACTAAAGGAAAGTTACATAAACAATTTGATCATGAAATGTTTGCAGCAGAAGCATGTAATTCAGAACAGAAATGTATGATAACATATAATTCAGAATTGTATATTAAAGATAGGTTCCCAAACTGGTATCAAAAGGATTGGGATCTAACCTATACTATGAGATCTACTAACACTTATACAGCAGATCAAAAGAAACGTAAAGAACTTCTCTTATTAAATTATGAAACACAACCACACCTTGACGGAATATCTGAAGTCGATCAACGAGACAAAGCAGAACTTATTGGATAGTGATGATCCTAGTTGGGAGAAGGAATATCCTGCATGGGTAGTAACTAAATGTTTAGCATCTCATTATGATACTCTTGAGTTTGCTAATGAAATGAACATATATCATGACCTTCCTAATAAACTTCAATACGATTTTTATATAAATATGGTTAGGAAAAGAAAGCGATTTTCTCCTTGGGAGAAGAAAGTGAAGATTGAGGATCTTGAGACAATCAAAACGTACTATAATTATAGTACCGAAAAGGCACAAGCAATCCTTAAAATCCTAAATAAAGATCAAATTGATCATTTGAAATTGAAATTAAATCGTGGAGGAAAAAATAATGTCCCAAGTAGCTGAAGTTCAGTGGACTCGTGATAGTATGGTAGAGGTCAAGCTTTCTCAACCAGATGATTTTCTTAAGGTAAGAGAAACCTTATCTAGGATAGGTGTTGCATCCCGAAAGGAAAAGAAGTTATATCAATCTTGTCATATTCTTCATAAACAAGGTAGATACTATATCGTACACTTCAAAGAATTGTTTGCATTAGATGGTAAGACAGCAAACTTAACTCAGAATGATGTACAACGACGTAATCGTATTACTCAGTTGTTATCTGATTGGGGTCTTATAAGTATTGTAAATGATGAAGCAATACTAGATATTGCACCATTGAACCAAATCAAAGTGCTGGCTTACAAAGAGAAGGGTGAGTGGGAATTAGAATCGAAATATAATATAGGTAAAAAGAAAACGACACCTGCTCTTGTATAAATAGGGCAGATATCGTTGTGTTATGGCAGAAGCAGTAAAAGAGAAACCGAAAGGTCCTCTAGGTAAACTTAAGGAAGCAGTTGACGATAAAGAAGAGCAACTGATGTACCTAGCGACACTGATAAGAGTGATCGTTCTTGTGTGGTCCGCAGGAATTTTGACTTTGAACTATGTTAAAATACCAGGTTATGATGCAGGAGAAAAGATTGATCCAACTTTCATAGCTTCGGTCTTCACAGGAACTTTAGCTACTTTTGGGGTCCAAACGGGAGGTAAGAAGAAGAAAGGTGATTCTGAACCTGGTAGTGCTAACATATCTAAGAAGGATATGGAGTTTCTTATCGCTAAGGCATCCGAAACTGCACCTGCCCAAACTATAAGGATCGAATCTGGTCCTGTTAAAATTGTTCCTGATACCAAGTAAAATCATGCAAAAATTAATCAATGTACTCGCTGTTGCGTCTGCTGTTGTATCTCTTACCGTTGTTGGCACTGCTGGTTACGTTTATGTACGCAAGGATGCAATCATAGAAAGCATCAAAGCGAAAGCACTAGGTTCTCTAGGTGCTGGTGGAGCACTAAGTGGAGTTGCTGATATGGCAGCACCTACACCTCCATCATTACCTGTAGAGGTTCCTAACTTCTAAAGTGTCCATCAGGGAAATACAAATTAATAATATAGAAGTCCCTAATGTCTTTGTATGGACGTTAGGGACTTATCCTGCAAGGGTACCATACCAACCTGTTACAACACAGATTGGTACACCTATAATAGACATACCTGGTTGTGTAGAGTCACACGAGTTTAGCGATAGAAATGATGAGATAATTAAAGATGATGAAAATGAAGTACGAGTATATTGTGATGCAACTATGCCATCATTCAATGCTATGGACTATCAACCAGAGCAATTATTAATAACACAACCACAACAAGTACCACAGGTAGCACCACCACCAGTACCAGAAACAGAAGTTCCTGAGACACCTAAGGTACAAGGAGATCCACCATGTCCAGGACCTAATGCATTAAGAGTAGGAGATATAGCAACAAACCAAAAAGAAAAAGTATCAGGACATGAGTTAAGAGTTAATCCTCAGAATCCTGGTGGGGCAAAAATATGTGTGACATTATATACTGACATACCACCAGTCGAACAATTTTTACCATCGACTCAGGTAGCAGCAACTACAGCAGTAATCGGTGTTACTGCAGCGACATCTGCCCTATTTGCAAAACCTTTAGCTGACTTGATTTTGAGAGTTTTTCGTCCTTTGACGAAGAAGGTGATTTCCAAAATTCAAACCATCGGGGGGAAGACCCCTGTTCGTCCTTCTCGTGATCTTGTTCGTGCAAATGCTTATCGTCAGAAGAAGGGACTTCCTCCATTGAAGGTAAAGAAATAGTAGGTTGTTGAGATAAAACATGAGTATGTTCTGCTACTACACCTGGTGGGTTTACTAACATAACATCCTCACATACCTTGGCATACTTGGTTCCTGGTACAAATATTATACCAGCTTTCATCAATTCCCCGCAATTTTTCAAACGAGCTATCTCAAAGTCAAGGCGTTTATTGGCAGTGTTTTGTTCTATTGCTGCCATCTGTATCTCAGCAGCATCTTTACATAGTTGTTGTAATTCTTTGTCTAATGGTTTAGACCATGTAGCAGAGACCCCTGCTGATAAATTATAAACTTCTTGTTGTCCTGTTCTTGTTGGAACATAGTATAGTATTTCACCTGGATTGTCTAATACGCCATCCTCATCTAAATCTGACATGTCGTACACTGGATCCATATACGTGTGTTCAAACGGACGCTTAAAATTTCCTGATCCAGTGAGGAATGGTGTAACGTTCATGGTAGGTCCTTGGCATTGTATACCACCACCATAAGTATTAGTTATATATGGTCCTTGAAGCACCTGTATAGCTTGGTTTGTGACACTTCCAGAACTGTTTGCGATTGGCGATGCAGTAGCACTCACCCCACCAACGGTCTCTGCCATGGTAGGTAAAGAGTTCATACCAAGTACTGCTGCAATTACTGTTGGAATATACTTGTTGTATCGGTTACGCTTGTTACTGTAGTTGTTCTTTGTATCACAGTGTGATTCTGAAGACCAGCTCCAGAATAACTTTCTACCAGAGAGAAGCTTGCTCCTGGTGTCGTCATTGTCACTACTGGTTTTGTTGATAAATCTAAATTTGTCCATTGTGAATTCACGCCATTTATGGCATTAGTCGATGTGGTAGTGTCAGGTGGTGTCAACCCATCTGGGTCATTTACTGATATCCCATGGCCAGAAATTGAGTACGTGTAGCCTGTGGAGTAATCCATAGAATTTATGGTCTCCGTTACCGTACTAGTAGTTTCTGTATGGCTCGTCATCGAGCCCTGGGTGAAATTAGGTATGACAGGGACACTTTGTGCAACTGGCACATTCGCAAGGGCAGTGACACCCACAGCCAGGGCAAGTATCTTTTTCATTAGTCATGTTGTCCTACTTTATGGTAAGTTCTGATACGAATTGTCCAGTAGCTGAAGTTCCAGCTCCACCTGCTGTAATCGTAGTCACACCAGCGGATGTGATAGTACCAGCTAAGGTACCTGCTACTCCACCTGATGTGGTAGTTGTACTACCAAGTAATGGTAATGCAGCAACGACTCCTCCAGATACGGATGAAGATGAAGTTACATCGTCACCTTCGATAAAGGTTTCCGACATACTGAATGCTGACCCTACAGTGTTTAATTCTAGGTCTGATCCTGTATAAC